TTAGCGGCAGTTCTACCTGATTTGTAGTATGGGCTTTCTACATAATTTAATGAAGTTCTAATTTTAAAACCTAAGTTTTTTTGTCTCCAAGAACCTCTTGGAGTAATATGTTGTTCACTAACATCAATACGAACTTTACCACTTGAGGTCGCTTCAGGTAATTTACCTGTGTACTTAATTTCACAATTAAAATAGTTTAATGTAAATGTTTCTACAGGAAAATTATCAATCCAAACCTTGTAGTCTGTAGAGTTTGGTGTCTTAACCAATTCAAAATCAGGAGATACTTTAACCATATCATTATAGAAATCCTCAAAAACTTTTTGATTATCATCAGTAGCCAACTTTCGTTGGTCATAACTTCTTAACGCAACACGTTTAGCATCTTGATATTTAGTTTTTGCAATTTCTTTTTGGGTTAATGTCTCTGTCATAGTATCGGTGTTTGTGAATACAAAGATACAAAAAATTTTTAAATACCACGCATAATTTCTCTATTAATATCTCTTTCTTTAATAGATTCTCTCTTATCATGTAATTTTTTACCTTTACCTAAAACTATTTCCATCTTTAATAATCCCCTATCATTCGAGAATATTCTATATGGGACCAATGTTAATCCTTTAACAAGTTCTTTTTGTAATTTAACAATTTCCTTTTTATTAAGTAATAACTTTCTATCTCGTAATGGTTCGTGAGTGTACGCCATTTTATATTCAGGAATATTCATTCCTTTAACTACTAACTCGTTACCCACAAAAAAACAATAAGCATCGACTAACGATACTTTACCACTGCGAATTGATTTAACCTCAGGTCCAACCAATTTAATACCAACAATTAAAGTTTCGATAAATGAATATTCGAATTTAATTTTACGATTTATTATGTTGACTTGATTTCCCATGAAGCAAAGATAGTAATTAAAAATTAAAAACCCTAACAATTTTTACACTGTTAGGGTTTAAGTATTAACCAACTTAAGAAAGGGGTTGTTGGGCTCGTAAATGATAAATATAATGTTTTTTTGAAAAGTTTACTTTTAGTATAAAATTTATTTAATAATTTTTATTTTAATTAAATCATATATTTATGGATATGATAATCAGTCTAAAAAATACTAAATTTAAGGTTAAAACCGTTTTTTCTCCTAAAGATACTCAAAAAGGTATGATGGGTAAAAAATTTGATAATACCTTTAATGGTATGTTATTTTTAATGAGTGATGGTGAACATTGTTTTTGGATGAAAAATTGTGTAGTTCCGTTAGATATCATTTTTATTGACGGTAATACTATTACAGAAATTCATCATGATTGTAAACCCTGTACCACAGATGACTGCGGTAATTACTGTGGTGAAGGTGATATGATTTTAGAAATTATGGGTGGTACCGCAAAAAAATTAGGATTACAAATCGGTGATGAAGTTAATTTTTAACCTTCATTTATTTTAGATTGTAAAACATTCACCAATTCTTTTTGAACCATTTTGGTAAACTTAACATAAGGCGAATCTTCCGACTCAGCATTATATTTGTACTTTCCTTCTGGTGGTCTCTTAGACCTACCTAAATAACTAAGACCCGATATGTTTGTTATACATTTGTGACCACCACTATTTGCCTGAATTAAATCCCAAGCATTAATTGTAACACCATCTAACATTTTTTTCTCTTCCTCACTCAATTCAGTAAATGGTGTTTCCATCATTTTACCAATCTCAGTTAAGTATTCTTTACCGTTTTCCATTGATTTGAATTTATTACCGTATAAAGCAACAAAATCTTTAAATGTAAAACCAACAGATTCAGGACCAAAACCTTTTGACCCTTCAGAAATCCATTTAATAGTCGATAGTGGTATTTGTCTTTCTTGTAATTGAGTCTCCCATTTAGCAAGTACCTCCTGAGCAATCTCTCCTAAGTTAACACCTTTTAACTCACGTTCTTTTTTGTAAGGGTTACAAGACGCTTGAACTAAACCTAATGGCCATGCAATAACTAAGAAATCCGCATCAGGATTATTTTTAAATGGGGTATACCTGTCATAAGAACCTGGTTTCATCATACTACCACCACCATATTGAACAATGATGTTACCTTCTATCTTAACATTTGGGTGGTTTTTCATTTGTTCAATGTAACCTTCTTTGTTTTTTTCTAATTCGGGTACAGTGGCATAACCTTTCTCAATCATGATTCTTTTTATGTTAGTAACAAGATTCATAAGTGATGGGGTACCAACCATAACAAGTTCTTCTAAAAACCCTGGTTTATTTTTAAACGCTAATAATAACTTATTAGCAACTAAACCTAAGGCAGTTTTGTTTTTACCTAAAGATTTTTCTTTATCTAATTTGAATAAATAATTTATTACTTGGTCAACAGTTACCTCGTTAGCCGCGTAATTAGCTGAGTCAACCATAGATATTAATTGGATGTCTTCAGGGGAAAATATTTCATTAGGTGATACAACTTGTGATATTGTTTCAACATTTGAACGTGAACTTCTAAATGAAGTTGATTTAGTATCTTCAGCACCTGCTTGTCTATCGTGGTGGTCTGTATGAATAACAAACATTGGTTTACCGTGTGCAAAATCCACGAGTACAGGCATAATATCACCTTGTGCATCATTCTTCTTTACCGAGAACTCTTTATCTCCATATTGAATGACATGAGCGTCAACAACTTTAATCCCGTTATCTTCAAGATATTTTTTCATCGCAATTGCGGTTGTTACTCCATCTAAATCTTGGTGGAAATAAATCTCCGCTTTAGGGTAACGTTTAGCTAACTTATTGATATCTCTAATACCACTTTCTTTAATTAATTTTTTCATACTAATGCTTTTGTACCTCCACCTAATAGTGAACCAAGTAATGATGTGAATGCGTCTGATTTAACTGCAGTTGACGCTGATTGTGTTGCAGTAGATAATGATGGTACAACTGAACTTCCTGTTGTTTGACCTGCGGCAAACTCTTGGTTCCATAAACTTTGTGATTCAGGTGTCTCACTATATTGATTAGCTCTTTCCTCTAAATTAGGTACTATATTCTCTAATTCCTCAGGACCAACAAAGTTACCAATACCTAACCAATCTAATAAACCTAAATACCATTTAGTTCTTCTCATTAACGACCTTGTCGCTCTATTACCAAATAGACGACCCATACCACCTGAGATATATTTATTTGACATTGATTGTAAACCTCCTTTATAATCTCTAAACCCTCTAAAAGCTTGGTCTTTACTCATTTGTTTTAATAATTCTTGTTTTTCAACCGCACTTAAAGCCTTCTCACTTTTTATAACCCCTTTACCTATTTCAGTTCCCGCTTTCATTTCTTTTCCCGCCTTACCAAAAATTTGAACATACTCTTCAATAACTTTTACCAATCCAGAACCTAACATAGGAACTCTACCTACAGAACCTTTTAAAAAGGTTACTAATTTTTCACCCCAACTTGGTGCTTTCTCAACCATTTTAGCAATAGGACCACCAGCTCTTCTTGCGGCACCTGCTATTTTAACCGCGTCCCCCGTTAAGGTTGCCGCTTTAAATGCTTTGGCAGCACCTCCACCTAATTTCATAACACCAATAACAGGTTTTGCTATAAGGTCACCTAAGTAAGGAACCGCAGATATTAATGAGAGAAGTGCATATAATTTATCACCTTGTCTCCAATAACTAATACCATTAACAATATCAACAACACCTGTTGGGTCAAATATACCAACGATATCTCCAACAGTATTATACCATTTGGATTCTTTTATTAACTTGGCTTGTTCAGGGTATATTTCTTTAGCAAATTCAACAACAAACATTTTATCTTCTTTAGATAATTTGTTCCATTTTTCTTCGAGAATCTTATATTGCTCCTCTTTATAAATTTGAACTATTTTGTCTTTTAATTCAGACTCAGTAAGTTTCATTCCTTTCATGTGTATTTTTTTATTATAAATATCATGAAAACAAAAAAGAGGATATTAAATCCCCTCTTCGTTAAATTCTAATTCAATTTGTTTTTTCTTATCCACAAATAATTGGACTCTTTGTTTTGCAACTTCTGTATAATTTTCAGATAGTTCAATACCAATCCATCGTCTATCTAATGTTTCAGCCGCAACTAAACTAGTTCCTGAACCAACAAAAGGGTCCATAACAATTTCATTTCGATACGTTAATATTTTAATTGCTCTTGTTGGGATATCCATTGAGAATGTCGCTTTAGTCATTTGTTTAGTGTCAGCAAAATAGTTCCATTGCCCGTATACTAAACCCATAAACTCTTTTTTAGCTTCATCGGTATATAATACTTTCTTTTTAAATGAACCATCTTCCTGTTCAATCTCATCTGTAACCCCAATCCATTGTGGTATTCCTTTATTTTGTTTTTTAGAAACAGTTTTGTAGGCTAATATAACACACTCTTTAGGGTTATAAATGTAAGGTGATGACGGTGACATCCAACTACCCCAAGCAGTTGTTTTACTTCTATGAGGAGAATCTTCATTAAGGTCTACTAACCCATAAAATTTAAAACCAACCTCTTTCATAACACCCCAAAACTCGGCCATGAATAAAACTCTACCACCTCTGTCTTGGACATTTACTTCGTAAGGTATATTAATTGCAACTCGACCATCAGGTTTTAGTGTACGATAAACTTGAGACAACCAATTCTTAGTAAATTCCCAATACTCATCCATCTTAAGTCTATCATTATGAGTATCATACTCAATCCCTACATTGTATGGTGGGGATGTAACCACTAAATCAATTGTGTTCTCACCCATAGTTGACATTACATCAATACAACTACCATTTACAACTTTCCCTATATAATTTTCCGTCATTTTATTTGTTCTCTATTTTACTATATGCGTCACAGTTTACTGTTTCCGATGATTTACAACTACTAAAAAAAAGTAGTCCTACTATAAATCCAAGTATAACTAAAATTATTGAGTATCCAAAAACTTTATTATTATCTTCTACTTGTTTTTTTGAACGTCCTTGCCATTCATTAAGATTCCATTTCATTATTCGATAGTGTTTCAATGTGATGTTGTAAGTACCATAACGCTTTCTTAAGGTCCTCTAATTCTTTTTCCTTATTCTTTTTACCCGCTCTTGAGATATACTTTACTGTATTCCCTAGTGAGAATCCTAACCCCCAAGCATCAATAACTTTAATTGCCTCATATGGATTATTTTCTCCACCATAATGTTGTGGATGGTCTACCTGCTCACTCATATTATTAATTTTTATTATCAATTGATTCTGGTTTGATGTACGCACTAGAGTTGGTCATTTCTTCTGATAATTCATAATCATCATCATTTTTATACTCATCTAAGAGTTCTTGAGCAGTTGGTATTCCATTGTACTTAGATTTTAAATCATCAAAGTTTTTGGTGTTAACATTTGAATACATGTTATTCAACGTAACAGATAACTCATCCGCCATGTCAATAGTGTCACTTATCACTTTAATAATTTCATATGGATTAGCATTCGATGCTGGCCTTCTATCCTCAACATAACCCTTCCATAATTCAGCAACAGACCTTGGGACTCGGATTGACGCCCCTCTATCACTTACACCCCAACTAAATTTATGAATTGATTGTGTTTCATGTTTACCTGTTAATCTAAGGTTGTTGTCAGAACCATAAACCTCAATGTGTTGTTCTCTTCTTGATTCAAGAGCATTGAATAACGTTTTAAAATAGTTTTCCCCACCAACTTCTCTCATCTTTTTTGTTGAGAAGTTTGTATGTAGTCCAGACCCATTCCAATCTCCTGTCGTGATAGGTTTTGGATGGTAGTTAATATGGTACCCGTATTTTTCGGATAATTTTTCCATCAAATATCTTGACATCCATAAATCATCACCAGCTTTAATTTTACCTTTAGCGAATACTTGATATTCCCATTGTCCTAAAGCAACCTCAGCGTTAACACCAGTAATTTCAATTCCCATACTCAAACATAAATCCATATGTTCTTCAACTAGTTGTCTACCAACAACATTACTCCCAACGCCACAATAGTATTTACCTTGTCCTTCAACGTGAGGTCTGTTAAACCCTAAGATTGGTTTACTAACACCCTCTTGAATGAAGTATTCTTGTTCAAAACCAAACCACATGTCATTAACCTCATCACCCAACATATCTCTATGATTTGATTCATGTGGGGTCCCATCAGGATTCATTACCTCACATAAAACATAAACCTTATCAATACTATTCATCTCACGATATAATCGAACGGGTTTTAATATACCGTCAGAGTTATATCCCTCAGCTTGTTTTGTTGATGAACCATCAAAGTTCCATTCAGGAACTTTAGATAAGTCAGGAATCTCTCCTTCAATTACTTTAATCTTACTCCTTAAATTAGGTTCTGGTTTATAACCATCTAACCATATATACTCAATTTTTATCATCTTTTTTATTTTATTTTATCTATGTAATACTTACCAATTTTTAATGATTTCCTATAACCATTCCTTAATGAAAACTTTGGTTTAGATGTAATACTAAACCCTTTCTCATTCTTACCAAAACGAGCCCAAAAATCATAATCACCAATACTAACAACAATAGGGTATCCAAACACTTTTATAATGTGTTGAACACCAAGTCCATGTACTTTATAAGTTTTCTTTTGTAAGAACATAATAATCCTTAGTGGTTTTACTTTCTTCAATTTTTCCTTTATCTACAAATTCTTGTAGTATTTTTTTAGTGTTTTCGTAACTATCTTTTGTAATTACTTCACAAATATAATCAATGTGAATAGGTTGTCTTAGTTTTGAAAATAGCAAATTAATTTTTTGTTGATTCATAAAGTTCATTTATTTTTAGTTTTATTTCTTTATCAGTTAACTTTTTAGTATACCACCCATAAACTTTAGACGCCGTGTTATCCATAAAAATAAACGCATCACCTTTAAATAATACATCTAAACTTTCTTTACCATCTAAGTAACGATTGATAGTGTCGATGTCGATAAATCTTTTGTTGAACCCCATTATTCTATATATTTAACTGTTTTTTTACTATTACCGCCACTTTGATTAATGTAAGCTAACACTTTTCTTTTAAAGATTGGTATTAACGTTTCCTCAAGTGGGAATATATCTTTACAAAACATTTCAAAAACAGGATTATTAACTTCCTCGTTCTTTTCATATGTTTTAGAAAATTTAGATATTATTTCGTGTATTGTCAAACCATCTTGTGGTCCTTCGTAAACTAATTTTGTAGTTGTTTTACTTTGATTCTTAGTTCTGTAAACTTTTTTGGTGGTATATTGCCATACATAGACAATATTATTGGATTTGAAGTAGAAAAACCCTGAATTACTTTTAAGGTTACCCTTATTTTTTTTAACAACAATATCAACAGAATCATACACAATACTCCAAATTGATTTTGCAAAATTAAAGTAGTCAAATAATTGTGGTTGTGAGTTTTTTAAAATCTGATGATATTCAGTAACTTCTTCATTCGCAAGAACTGGAATATCTTTAACTTTTAAATCAGATAACACTAATTCGTCATCATTTGTTAAGAATTTTTTTTCGGTATATAATATCTTGTTTTGATTAAGTAATGTTTGGATATTACCTAAATGTAATGAGAGTTCAATAAACATCGGGTAGACTTCCATTTGTTCCAAATGTTTATTTAATTTTTGAAAATAGTCTAATAAAACGTATTGTTTTTGTTCCGCATCTAAGATACCTTGGAACAACCAATCAGTATCCATTATGAACTCTACTTTTTTATGTCTTCGTTTCTTTTCCATTTATTAAAATATACAAAGACTTTATGAATAAATGAATACTTTTACTCGACTCTCATGATATAAAAATCACGTCCCGCAACGGTTACCTCATCATATTGACCGTCATAACTATTCATAATTCCCCATCCGTCACTATCAACCAGTCCTTGGGCTAAAGCGTTTTCATCGATAAAATCTTTAATGTCAGCGCCATATTCTTTGATATAATATATTGGATTCCTTTCGACATCTTCTAACATACTTTCAACCTTATCCTCAATCATTTGTTCCGTAGGTTCATCATCAGGTGTTATATTATCTAACTCTTCTTGTAAGGAATCGATGTGGTCTTGTATTTGGTCATACATTCTAGAATATTCATCAGGGTCCTCAATTTCACTATCTAAGTTACTTTGTCTTTCTTCATACTCAGAAATTTCATTTTCTAATTGGTCTTTTCTTTCTTCTTGAGCTAAAGTTAATTCGTAATCACTCTCATTGAAATAAACTTCGGAGTTTTGTCTCACGTCATCTTCGTACCAGTCACTAAAATAACTTCTAACGTAATCAGTATCAATATAATCATCAATAAATCCCTGATTAAACCCATCTACTCCGACTTCATCTATATAACTTTTAGCATAATTTAAAGCCGATTCATCCATTTCATCATACGTACCGACACTATACACAATATTTTTAAACTCAGGACTCAATACTTCAAAGGATTGTAATCCATAGGTACTATAACGATTTGGAAATAAAAGATAAACATCGTTGTTCTCATTTTCTAACCCTTCAATATCTCCTTCTAACTCAGTGATTTTATCATATAAATCAGATACCAATTCAGAGTCTTCAACGTTATCATATTCGTCCTGTAATTTATTTAACTCAATTTTTAAGTTAGATAATCTTTCTTTCCCCTCATCATCTAAGACATCTAAACCTTCAGAAACTAAATGTTTAAATAACGCATTTGCTTTTAAACCTAACTCGTCAGTATCATTGATATCCCATTCATCGTTAGCACGAAGAACATCCATTTCATTTTTCTTTTTTTGTAATTCCGCGGCTAATCTTTTACGTTCAATCGGAGTTCCAGAGTCCCACACATGTTTTTTAACTTTAATATTTGATATATCACTAATCTTAGTGTTTGAAATATCTAAAGAACCGTCAACATAACCTACGTTTCCTAAAGAATCTGTTGATGTATTATTTATTTTTAAGTCACCTGTTATCCACAGAGGTTTTCCTTGGAACTTTGGTAATCTACTGATTCCTCGTCCGTGATACCCTGATAACTTTAGTAGGTCTAAGTATTCTTCAGGTGATATCTTATAATATTCACCATCAACTTCCTCGACAATTCTTTTAATTAATTGACGTAACCCTTGTTCAGTAAGTCTCACTTTATTTCCCATATCTATAAATACTCTAAAATAAAATAAATTTAACCTGAATTTCTTGACATTAAAGATTAGTTGGTGATATTTATAAGAAAGAATAAACAAATTTAAATATATCTACCATGGGATGCGGTTGCAAAAATAAAGGAACTCAAACACAGACTCAAACGGTCTCTACTCCTCAACAAAGTAGTCAAAATCAAACTTTGGCTCAGGTTCAAGCACAAACTACTAATAACTCCTCAATTCAAGAGTCTATTAAGAAAGTTGTTGAGAAGTACTACAATAAGAAATAATAAGTCTCAGTGTCTATTTATTAAAAAGAGGTGTTATCACCTCTTTTTCTATTTATAATCTAAATTATTTTCACTATTAATTGGTATAATTACTAAAAATGAACTACATCAATAGGCATTCAAATAGAGGAATCGTAAACAATTTCGCAGATTTCGTTTTAAAAGAGATAAACAAAGACACAAAATACGATACGGTAGTTGAGGTAACCGATTGTGGTAAATTCTTTGTAATAAACGGTATGACAAGTTCTTCTAAAATATTAGATATGTCTGACGTTAAAGAAAGGTTCTATAAAGAAAACGAATCCTTGTTAAATAAGTACGGTTATGATAATATTAATGTTGTAGACTTAATATTATATGATAATGAATTAGTTAAGAAGGAAGAATATTGGTTTACCTTCTATAATACTGAAAGACCTTCATTTAACCAAAAAATGATTGATTTTGTTCAATCAGATAATACCGTTGAGTATAATTCTGTTTCGGACAATAAAGGGTTCATGGTTGAGCTGGATTTCAGTCATGAGGATACAACAAAATTAAGTTACTTCACTTATTCACCTCTTAATATTTCATCAGAATTTCCATACGGACATAGTTTAAGTATGGGTAGATTATATTTTTATTATTCGGAATACATCTGTAATCAATTATTCCGTGTGATTAACTCAAATAAAATATTATTTAAAATATCAACACTTAAAAACCAAGATGACGATTTTAATATAAGAATCATTTCGGATTCAATGTATCAGGAGGGGACAATTAAATCTATGATATTGGATGTGTTCGATTTTAATCTAAATAAATTTCAAACCACCATATTAGACTACGATGTGTCCGAGGATTTGAATAATCCTATTGGTGGTAAACCATGGTTAATCCATGATAGAACAAAAGATTTAATTATTTTTTAAACTCTTTTAGAATAGGAAACTACTTGATAAAAATCCTTTTTGCCCTCACAATAATCTTTAATTAAAACTAAAAGGGTTTTAAACATGAACGCATTAGGTGTTTGTTTTTCACACTTAATAAATAATTCAATCATTGCGGATAAGAATTCAATAGAAAAGACACCTAAATTCTGTAATGAATCATATTTTTCAGTAAAATAATCATTATAAATTAAATTATAGTTATTACGTTCTTCTACTGAGTTGAAGGGTTCCGCAACATCGTATATCTCCAACCATTCTGTCACATATAAATTAACCCAATTAGGATTATGTTCACATTTTAAAAGTAAGTCAACAATCCAATGAGTATGAGATGGGGCTCTTAATCTAGATTTTTCAGTTTTGTATTTAACAATAAAGTCCAACTCAGGATTGTGACCACGACTACCTTGGTAAATATTAATATAATTACCGTCAGCCAATTCCCAAGTTCTTACAGGATGATGTGTAACACCATCTTTTTTAAATGTCAAATTCATATTGCAAATATACAAAAATAATAAACAAAAAAAAATCCCGTGAGGGATTTTTATAAATTAAAATGTTCTTTAATTATTTTAACACCGTCTTCTATTTCATTAAAGTCCCTTTCAGGTGCAAATAACATAGTGTTAGGGGTTTCATCGGGCGACTCTACAATCATAAACGCAGGTACAAAATCATTTTCTGTTATCTCAACAAACATATTATATTCATCCTCGTGTTCGTTAATATCTCTAACAACGTAATCAGCGTTAATAGCATCTAACTGTTCTTTCATCATTTCACAATACGGACAACCTTCCATAGTGAAAAGAATTAATATCTTATCCATTTAATAACTCGTTAGCGATATCGTTTATCTGACCCTCCATTTGTAACCCTGGCCTTGAGAATTGTTCTTTACCATTAGCGAAAGATTTAACAGTAGGAATAGCTCGAATCCCTAACTCGGCAGCAAACTCTTTGTTCTCCTCAACATTTAATGTGTATAATTGTACGTCAGAATTTTCATTTCGATATTTCTCCGCAACTTTCTCAAAAATAGGTTTCATCATCTTACAAGGACCACACCAAGGGGCCCAAAAGTCCACGACTAATTTTTCTCCGTTGTTAATTTTTTCCTGTAATAATTCTTGTGTAATTTCCATAGTTTATTTTATTTTTTTTAAGTTATGTATGAAAAACTCGACAATACTTTTTTTGTCGGGTTTTGTTAATATAAATATATCAGTACCGTTTTTAAAATACAATAGAATCCCTGTTGAATCGTATTCATATAACATGTCTTTAGTAACCACTTCACCATTTTCGTTAACAAAATCATTATACCATAATAAATGTGATTTCTTAATCACGGTTTTAATTGCGGATTCTAAATACGGTGGCATAACCTCAACAAAACTAGGAGAACCTCCATACATTTTGGTGAACATTTCAATACAAAATAAAGGTATATCTTTCATTTTAAAATTCTAATTCATTTACGGCATTTAGTAAATCATCACCAATCATTTCATCAACTATTCTGTTTTGTATTGGGTTATCTTCACGTCTTGGGTTAACGTTATGTATCATCTTATTTTCCCAATCTAATCTAGTTTCACTACCTCTATGAATATTAATACCATAGAATTGATTTGGCCCTATTTCAACTAATTTACTTTTAATTGTTTTGTATCCAAATTTAGATTCTATCTCAGGTAAGGTAAACAATTCTTTTTTAACCAATCCATCTATTCTTCTATCAAGTTGTTCTAAAATAATTGACCAACTATCACCCAGGTTGTAGTTAAATCGTCCTAACGATTGCACTCTCTTTAAACCAACCACTTTACCTTCACTGTACTTAATAAAGTATTCAATTGTTGCTCTCTCTTCAGAATCAACATCATCTCTTCTTAAAGATATGATAATTGAGTGGGGTGTCTTAATGTAAGTTTTAACACAATTAGATTGTATGAACGACTCTTTATTATATTCTTTACTAGTTGACAATAACACAGGGAAATGAACATTAACCCCTAATAAAGGTCTTTCAACTTCTAATTTAAACGTCTCACTATAATATCGTTTAAAGTCTCCTGAAGTGTAGAATGCTTTTTTCTCTGACCACTCAAAGTGCTCATTCATAAACTCATCATAGTTTGACGACTTCCACTTAACAGTTTCTAAATTATTTAAAAAATTATGAAAGTTTAAATGGTCGTGGAAGGTATTGTAATTTATTTGTCCGTCTAACACTAACTTGAATATGTCGAACGAGTTTTGTTTTTCCTTGTTAGTAAAATTAACTTGGGTACCTTCACCACTAACCACGGGGTTTTCAATCATTTTCTTAATGATGTCATCATTTTGTGACATTATAAAATTCTTACCAAAAACCTCATAAGTGTAATTTAATGTTGTGAAATCACATTGTTTTACCTTATGTAATACACGTTTAAGTTTATCACCATTAAGACCAGCGTTATTAATAATAGTATCAATATACTTCATACCATTCTTTACCAACTCAACCTTTTTAGGTTGTGGGTTGTATAACATGAATGATTCCCAATTATTTGAAAATTTAATCCCCGAATAGTCTAAATAACGTTTATACATTCTTAATTCAGGCGTTAATTCAGGGTATTTTTCAGTACCAGGGATTGAGTTAACAAAAACGGTAATGATGTGATTAATTAAGTCCGTTCTCTCCCAAATTTTAGGTTCAACAACTTTTCTATCATAATCCCCCAATAAACTATTCATTAGTGAGCGAAAACGATTGATTGGGTCCTCAGCAAAATTACCTCTTCTAATTTTTTTACGACACTTTCTTTTCTTATGATAATCGTGAATATAACCTGTATATAATGAATTTGTTCTATGGTTGAAAGTTAGGAAGTCAACTCTTGTGGATACCCTAAAGTATTTTGTCGCTTTATGTCTAACTCGGTTATACGTGAATATTTTTAAAGCAATTTTATCATCTTTCTCAGTAACTACCATAGTTCTTCGATACATCATTACAGTAGATAAAGGGTTACCATAGTTTTTAGTGTAATCCTCTTCATCTTCACTAACAGGACCTTGTTCTTGTTTAAATTTACCATAATACCCACCGTCCCAATTGTCGGTAGATAATATTTTTCTTTCTCTTAACGGCTCTTCATCCCACAAAGGATTCTTAGTCTCATGTCTATCAAAACATAAGTCATTAGTGTCCTCGAATTTTATCGTGGTATAATCCGTTAAAGTATATGAGTAAATTTCTTTCATAGTTTAAAATAAATGAATGGGGGTTATTCACCCCCATTTAAATTAACACATCTCTTCCGCAAGTTCCCAAAGTTTGGTATTAACTTGGTTAACCGCCATAATACTACTTAAACCTCTTAAGGATGTTTTTCTACCTCTTTGTGTTTGATACTCAAGGCCACCTTTAATAAACTTCTCTTGTACCACATTGAATACCGTCCATAGGTCATTCTTATTATCTTCCTCACGTTTAGGGTACATAATCTCCATAACATCAAGTGTTGGTGGTACAGTACCAGTCTTCCAACGAGTGTTGATGGCTTTCTTAATGAATTGAATTTTCTCAGGTAAAGTCAGTTCTTTATTCATCATTCGGTCTACTGACCTTTGGATTACTGGTAAACGTCCTGCAAAACTCTCTGTAAGTTGTTTTACCTCATCTAAATCAAATCTTTGATGTCTAAGGTTGAATGACTCAGAAAGTGACGTAGGAACCGTTAAACCGTTACTACATACTAATCTATGAAGACCAGCGCTAACTGAGAATGTTGCCAATCCGTTATGTGAGTTACGGATGATTGCCTCCACGATTGAATCTCCAACTTTAGGTAATTCCCCATTACGAAATCTTAATTCGTGAACACCATGTTCACCACGACCTGTTTGTTTAACAGATGATAATTGCCAACCCTCACGTTCAAAATTCTCAAGAATTTCAAATGTTGGTACAAAAACATACTTATCCGACATCTTTTGAGATGGAGAAGTTGCAAATACTGATGGTGCGGTTGATTTAATTAACTCAGGAGTGTATAACATATTTTGTCTTTTTAAATTTATAATACAAAGATAGTGAATATCATTCGTATTACCAAATTTAATTTAGACAAATGTCTCCGAATTTTGTTTTTTGGAAAATTTCGTAAATCTTAGTTTCTTCAGTGATAGTAATTTCACTCTTTCTAAGTTTAACAATTATTTCAATAATTTGAGGTCTTGTTAAAGAAGGGTCTTCACCCTTCTCAACATTGGTGTGGCATTGTTCAGTGACTTTAAGATAAAAATCATCTTTATTCACATCACCAATTAACATCTTTAATTCCTCAGGGTTTTTATCAAAAAATGATATAAACTGATTAACATATATGTCCACATCGACATTTCTCATAACATTATTTTTTTTACAAAAATAAGTAAATTAGTTCACATAATAAAACCCACTACCCTCATCAGATAGTTTTTCTTTCAATCTTTCAGGTATTTTAATATTAGGATTACTATCTTTCAAGTTGATGAACGCCAAACCTGGTATATCAGCAATTGACTCAGGTAAACTTTCTAACGATTTGTTAGACGGTAATGCCAAGAAATTTAAATTCTGTAATTGTCCGATTGACTTAGGTAATGATTTAGCAATATTTTGTAGTAGCAATGCTTGTAGGTCTTTAAATCTACCTAAAGACTCAGGAACAGTTAATGCAATAGTTTCTTTTGATTTATTGTTAATTAATAAGTGTTCAATTGACTCTGGTAAACTATCAAACAATTCATCAAATCCGTATAACGCAACAAATTTACCTGCTGAACTATCAGGGTAGTTGATTTCAACTTTATTACCACCTTTACTAACTAATCCTTTCGCAAATTCAGGTTTAAAGAAGTCTTTAAGTTCGGACATAGGTCCATTCAAATATTCAACCAAATTGATTTGTCTATCATGTCTATCCATAAACTGATTTGAAGGGAAGTGGAACTGAAATCTTTCTTGAGGTAATCCCGTTTTCTTACCCACTAAACCTTTATCATCATTAGGGAACACAACGTATAATGGACCATCTTTAATATAACCGTTAAAGTAAGATAATCCAGGTGATGATGTACACCATCTTGATTCACCTTGGTCATATTCGTGGAATCCACCATAGTAAACCGCCGCGTCTTTACCAACACTACCTTGGTCTTCAATTTTAATCATTGTCCAATTTGAACCTTCAAAAACAATTTCACCTCCAGCGTGTTTAAGACCTTCTCTCGATTTTTTAGCTTCTTTCTTTTCAATTTCCGCCTTTTTCTTTTCAGGGATTTGGAAATCCTTTAACGTGTCGAATAATGACACCACCGTAAATTTATTAATATCTCTTTGTTCTTGAGGTAAATATGGTTTAGCCTTTTCAAACTTAATTAAGTCAGCAGTGGTTTTATACAAATCCTCCATGAATAATCTTCGAGCTTCAGCCAAAGACTTTTGATATGCAGGACTTTTAAAATCAACTTCTGCATCAGTTTCAATCTGAGGACTGACATAGTTTTTAAGTAACCATTGTGAGTACTTACCAACTTTAACTCTTTCCATATCTTCCATGGATAAAGTATCTATATCTTTACCTTCAGGTACTCTAGTTGTTGGGTCAGCAAGGATAATCGCCTTTAGGGTTTCAAAATCCATAATACTTTTTGGTTTTTTCCCTGGCTCAATATTTTTAGATTTCGTCGCAGGTTTAACTAATTTGTCAAACAAGACCTGGAATCGAGATTGTTCTACTATTAAATTCGAAAGTAAAGTTGTTATTCTCATTTTAAATGTTTTTAATATAAATATTCGGAATTAAGAAATAATCCATTATTTAATAATTCATAATCAAAAGTTCTTCACCCATGTTTTGAGTCTTACCTTTTTTAGCCGCCGCCGCTTTGGCGAATTCTTTTTTCACCCATCGATATTTTGGTTCAGGAAACCAAGTGTGTAATAATTCAAAGTCATAATAAGATAAACTAAATTTACCTTTAATATCTTTTAACGCGTTTGCTAATCTCTCATGGTCATTTCTATCAAAGTCATGATTATTGTAATAATTTTCTGTTTTCCAATAAGGTGGGTCTAAATAGATATATGTTGTTGGTGAGTCATATTTTTTAATAACATCCTCAAAATCCATATTCTCGACTTCAGTTATTTTTAAGAAATGTTCAACCCATTCAGGTTTAGATAACTTATCTCTAAATGTTAGGTATTTTGATTTGTACTTACCTTTTAAATCAATAAAACCACTCGTTTCAGGTTTACTACCACTAAATACTTGTGTTAATACGTAAGCATATTTCGCAGCAACAACATAATCGCCAGGTTGTACGCTGAAATTCTTATCAAATATTTCAGCTTGAAAGCTTATAAATTGTTCCTTATAAATTGAAGGGGTAATTTCTTCACCAAATTGTTGACATGGAATTGAGTTAATCGCATCAAGTAATGATTGCGGGTTTTTAACACATTGAAACAAATTATAGTTTAATGGATTAAAGTCATTATATACGACTTTTTTAAGATTCGGATATTTGGATAAATCCATGTTAAAGAAACACCAAAACATTCCTCCGAATGTTTCTACGTATGTCTCCATGTCTTCAGGGTAGAAAGGGACAATCCACTTTCCAATTTTACTTTTACCTCCAATGTATGATAGCATAGTTATTTTTTTTTTAAAAGTATAAGTGAAAAAAACCAAAAAGGCAAATGTTTTACGTATTTTACTTTGACAGTTTTTTACCTTATTTTTAAACCATAAACTATTTAAAATTAAAAAACAATGGAAACAGTCGAAGGAACAGTAATTGATGAAACCGAAATTAATACAGGTAAAAACCCTAAATCTACAAAAAAATGTAGTTCTTGTAGTAAATTTCCAAAACAACAATGGTTTTTAATAGCAATATCATTTTATATTCTATTTGCCGCAATCTATGGGACTATCAAATTAATCCATGAAGCAAACAATTACTTCACACATTAATTACGGTTAAACCTAACAAAAAGTTTAACAAACATATCCCCAACATTATTATACCCTTTAGATTTAACTCTAAGGGGTTTTGATGTATCAAATTGAGTTGGTAATTTAATTAATATGTTCCCTTGTGGATGAGGAATCTCTAAATTCTCTGTACGTAACCCATCTAAATCAAAATAAGCATTATAAATTAAATCATCCCCAAGTTTTTCAAAATTATTCTCGGGTGTTGCTTTAACTCTAATAACCAAATTACCGTACATACCATCTTTATAATCCCCCTTACCTTGTAATCTTAAAAATTGTCCGTCATCAATACCATGTGGAAGTTTAATTTTAATAGATTCCGTTTCAGACTTAGTTGTTTGTCCATGACAAGTACCACAAGTCTTTTTATATGAAAACCCATTACCCTTACATTTATTACAAGCTTGTCTAACCATTTGAGAGAACATACTACCGCCAATTTTTTGAACAATAAATCCATCACCATTACAGACATTACAGGTTTCTCTTTCCCCACCTTGTCCACTACAATCATTACACATATGTTGTCTTGAGTAGTTAATTATTTTATCACCCGCCATAAACGACTCAATAGCACCAACCTGAACTTCAATTACCTTATCAGGAACACTTCGTCTTCTCTGAGTATGAAAAGCCCCATTAAATAGGTCTTCAAATGGATTGAATCCTCCCCCACCCATATTGCCAAAAGGATTTTGTCTTTGATTATCGTATTGACTTCTTTTAGTTTCGTCACCTAAGATATTATAAGCTTCTGATATCTTTTTAAATTTATCTTCATCCCCACCTTTATCAGGGTGATGTTCAATAGCTAATTTACGGTAAGCCTTTTTAATTTCGTCTTGGGTTGAGGTTTCCGTAACCCCTAGTGTATCGTAAAAATTATTCATACTCATTTACTTATATTTGTTTTGAAACTAATTTAGTTAATATTATCATTTTGGAATGTCATACAACTATCAAGTAGTACTTTTTAAGAATAAAGTAAAAAAGAAAATAATCAATAAATTTAAAACTCATAAAAAGGCAAATGAGTTATATAATTCGTTGGTTGAGGAAAGTAATACCGTTCTTTTTGATAAAAAATATGAGAATGGTTACGAATCATTATATGAATTGGCGTTGTTAGAAAAAACATCAGGAACTTTGTTACCTATGTTTATGAAGGATACTTTTGGCAGACAAGTTAAAGTTGACTTAGATGATAACGATTTCACAATTATTAGGATATCAACATATAATTTAGAGGAACTTATTGTAGATTATTCAACCAATACTCGGATAACAATTAGTGATTTTATTAAAAAATACTTAGACCCACCTGGTTTAAAAATGGTATCTAAATTAAATAATAAAGTCATCGTACAAAACGATGACCATTATAATTTATTTACATTAAAGAATGATGATGATTCATCAAGACTACTGGACAATCTTTCTGAAAATTTTATATCTAAGAAAAGAAGTGACTGTATGTTTGTTAAAGATTATTCGACGGCTCAGAGGAAGTATCTTTACTCAATTTTATCTGAGAAAGGGTTTCCGAAAACCTATCTGTTTCGTCAATCGACAACCCATCCAACAAAAACATAAATTCGGTATTTGAAATAACTATTTTAAATTGTTTGTGAGTATGGTCAACTTGTCTAAAGTTATTTTGGACTCTCTTAAAATCACCTGACTTAAGTTCAAAGGCTATAGCTGATTTTCCATCAGGAAATAAACTGTCAATTGCATCCGCAACTAACGCTAATTTTTCAATTATCCCATCAATACTTTTTTGATTCTCTTCCATAGTGATATTTTTTCGGGGGGTTTGGGTATTTTAGGAAGTATTTCTTCCTTATTTAGTTTAGTGATTTGTTTAATTAAATCAGACTTTGTTTTATCTAATTCAATCTTATCCTTCGTCAATTCGTTCTGGAACCACTCTAGTGCCTTCGAGTTCTTCTTCATCGTATTCGAGTTCTATTTTTTTATTTTTTATTTCAAATTGTAGACTTTTCAAGTTTTTAAGATTTTGTTTCTCAAAAATATATTTTAATTCATCCACTTTATTTTGGAATAATTGTTCCTTTTCTTCTCTTTCTAAATTGTATCTAATAATATTCTGTATATTTTTAGATGTGTTTTCAACACCGTCTTCGGTTATTTCCGATACAAATGAAAAAAATCTATGGTCAATAATAGTACTTTCTTGTTCCATTATCTTATCTTCCTCAACATATTTTTTAGGTAATCTCCATGTTTTAGGAAAACTAACATCAAAACTTAGATAGTTTTTAAGTTTCCTTACTGATTGTATGTATGGAAGTAATGTTGAAAACTCTTTATATAAACTCATAGTTAATTTTTAATAATATAGGTTATGGTGTAGGATATTGCTATCCCTAAGTGTATAAGTTCCCACCCAGTCAATTTTAGTTGACTTGGCGGGTTCTGTAATAGGGCACTTATAAACCTAACAACCGTTCTAATTACGGTCAGAACCGAAAAGATAAATAAAAACAAATATATTGTATTTAAATTATCCATTACTCAGGTTTTTTTCTTTCTTCAAGTATTTCAGTTCTTAGTGTTTGTAATAAATTTTTTAAGTCTTGAGCACTTTTTCTAGCTCTAGTACCCGCACTTTTATTACCTTTAAAGAATTTAGTTGCATCTTGTGACAACTCTTCAGTTAGTGCTTTAATTTGTTCTAATGTTTCCATTTTTAAAATTCAATTAGTTGATTTATTGTTTTATTATAAAATAATTTTTTTTGGTCTATAGTAAACACTATAAAGGTATTTTTTAAATTTTAAGGTTTTTATCTAACACTTTATATATAGTTGCTATCATATCCAAATCAGATTTAGTAAAAGGTTTTTTGGTATCAAAAAGGTCATTGAAAAAACTACTGATGGAATGTCTAATCTTAACATCACTTTGATTATAAAAGATATCAACAAAAAATGATTGGAAATACTCATAATGATTACCTGTTGGTTGAAATTTAATATTTTCCTTGGTAAAATTATTAATTATTTTATTCCAACACCATTCAAAATGTTTGTTGTTATCTTCTGAAGACATGACGATTTTAGTCTCGTTTGCGGTATTATTCTCACCTAAATAAGTTTCAACAATTAATATGTTTAGGGAATGTGAGAAGTCAGAAAACAACTCTAGTTTTTCAGGTATAATATTATTCACCCTGAACCAAATATCGACATCCTCAGGTGTCAACGGCTTTGATATATAATTAAAAAAATTCTCCATAGAGTTAGTCTATGGAGAAATTATAAGTTATATTATGTGTTTGTAAATTATTGAGTTTTTTGATTGTAACCCATTAAAGATTTCATTCTATCAAACTCTTCATTAATTTGTTTTGCTTGTTTTGGTTCTGTTGACTCTAATTTAGCCATGATAGCACTACCTTTATCTTCACCCGCGTTATCACTAACAACTGGTTGAGGTGATTTATTATACGCCTTTCTCTTAATTTTAGCTAACATATTGTCTTTTCTGATTTTGTTACGTTTTTTGTTAACATCAGACTCACCAGTATTAGCCCATTCAGGGTTATTTCCTGTTCTTGAAGAACCTTCGATGTTATCTGTCACCCATTCTTCATTTGGTTGAATCTCATCGTAGTCCAGATTCTCTAAAGCCGCCGCCGTAAAGTTGTCAACATAATCCTCAACCGCAGTTGATGGGATATACGCTTTCTTTTCCATTTTTGCCAATTCACCATTTCCTTTAGGGAACATTTTAGGGTTCATATCAAAATCACCTTTAGAACCGTCTTTCAAATAATCTTTCATTTTTTTAGAAACATCCTTAATGTAGTTGTTATTTTCTTTACCATCTTTAGTATGAATTTGTTCATACTTAGCAAGACCTTTAGGTTTTCCAGCACTTTTAATATTTTTTGTTTGTTGTTCGCTAGCCTTTTCTTCTCTAACAAGTTTTTCTATTAAATCAATCATTTCACTTTCAGAAAGTTTAACTGATTTTTTACCTTCTTTAGTTTCACCTTTTCTTAACATTTTAAAATCTTCAGAATCGATTTTACCATTTTTGTTTTTGTCAATATTTTTCTGCCCACCTTTCAATTTTTCATTCATTTTACCTTCTTTGGTCTCACCTTTTCTTAACATTTCAAAATCTTCAGAATCAATTTTACCATTTTTGTTTTTGTCAATATTTCTTTGTCTACCTTTTAATCTCTCGTTCATTGAGAATTTAAACTTATCTAACCCCATTTTACTTGACCCACAGAACTGTTGAGTTCTTTCGTCCTCGGGACCAAAATTGTCCATATGGTACTTACAAGCCTCTTTATCTTCCGACTGAGTCTCGTCTTCAGTTTCTTCCTCATCTTCAAAGTCAACTTCTTCTTCAACATAATCAAACTCACCATTAAGGTCTTCTTCATCATAGATACCTTCTTCCATTTTCCCTGAACCACATTGTTCACAAACATTTTCTTTCATGGTATTACCACATTGTTCACACACTTCTGAAGACTCATCTAATTCTTCTTCGTCATCAAATTCATTATCTATGTCACCATCATACTGAAACGCGTCGTCCTCGTCTTTTACATTAGAATTCATCAAATCATCTAAGTCTTTATCAGACATCTTAGATAAGTTTAGTTTACCAAATTTAGGATGACCATCATCCATTCCACCTAATTCATTTATCTTTGTAGTTAACTCGTCGGCTCTTTCCTCTAAGGTTTCTTTTACCAATCTAGCAACCAAATTATCAAGGTATTTGTTATTTGTGTTTTTCATTTTCTCGTTTTTAATATAAATATCTAAATATTTCAGTTTATTTGTTAGATTTACTATTTTCATATTCATAAGATAGTATCGTTTTAATCACATTTTCACTTATGTTATGTTTTTTACTAATATTTGTAATTACTTTTTTAACAGTATCGTTTTCAAATATTTTTAAGGCTTTAATGTCACCTTGATTACAGTATGGGAATTTTTTACATTTCTTTTTAACTTGAACAAATTTACCACCAGGTATTTGAGTTTTTGATTTACCTCTCCAATCTTTTTTACTTGTTGATTTTGCCCAAGCGGCATTTGTTTCATAAGAACCTGAAGATGATGAACCCGTAGCTTCTTTGGTTTCGGTTTTCTTAACTTCGCCTTCTTCATTCTCATTAATTGGAACACAGTTAGGTACTTGTTTACCATTCTTATTTTTCATACCATTCTGTTTGTATCCTTTCCAACAAGCTTCTTTCATTTCTCTCTTAAGTTTTGGTGCCTCATCCGAAAACATAGTCAGTTTTGGAGCTTTGAATGTATTCTCTTCCATTTCTTTTTTAGTTGTTGAGAATAATGGTGATGAGAACCCTCCCGCAGAACCTGAACCTGTTGATTCAGTTGACTCAGTTTTCTTTTCCCCCATTATAGGTAAACCTGTGGTTAACTTACCAATAGGTTTTTTTATTTTTTTAGTACTAACTAACTTATCGGTAACACCTTTCTTTAGTGGTTTACGAATAATCTCTTCTTTTTTGTTTTTACCCTCAGGTATACTTCTAATAAAAGAGTTTGCGGTTTGTACCGCATCTGAACCTTGTGAGAAAACACCTGTTTTACTCATTTCATCAGCCATTTTAGTTTTTAAATCACCAGAGTATGTTTCCTTAATATTCATGTTATTTAGTTATCAATAATATTGATGTTGATAAAATCCCGACGACAGTACCCAATTTATATAAGAATGTAGTTCTTTTGGAACTTTTTAATTCTTTCTCTAAATTTTTAGATAAATCTTCCGAGATTTGTAATTGTTTATCTTTTTGAGTAATTATGAATTGGTTATTTTTATCCTTATCTTTCAATAAAGAAATAATAGTGTCTTTTTGTATTTCTCTCTCCTCAAGTTTTATAACCTTATCTTGAGTTAGTTTCAATTCTTCTTGACAACCATCTAATTTAATTAAGTCTTTAACAACTTGTTTAGCAACCTCCTTAGTTAAAACAACTTTAGTGGTGTCGGATTCTTTATTGGTACCTGTTTGCGAAAAACAATTCAAGCTCGTTAACGCCAAAATTGTCAGCAGTATTAATTTTTTCATTTGTGTTATTTTTTACTATTGTTATTGTATTATCAATGTGATGAATCTCTTTAGTAACATTAACAACTTTCTCATCAACCTTACCAATTTTCACATCAATCTCTTTATTCACTACTTGTGCAGAATCGACCTGTACTTGGATTGAATCTATTTTGTCTCTATAACTATTAACATCCGTTTTAATCTCATTGGTGTTGAATATATTCCAAATCGCCAATACCGCAATGATTAATAATAAGATTGTTTGTTTATTAAAAAATTCTTTCATTATTCTTCAGTTTTTTTTGTTTTCTTTCTTGATGCCATAATTTTAGCCCATTTTGATTTAAACTTTTCATAAAAAGTTTTTAATTTATTGACCATTTCTAAGAATTTATCATCAGTCTTAATCATCTCCCCATTAATATAAACGCCATTTTCCTCACCAATAGTAAAAAAGAACTCGATATCAAAATCAATTATCTTACCTGACCATTCAACATTGTTTGGGAATATATTTAACTTATTAAAATCCACTAAATCAGAAACCTCGGCAACAAACTCATCCATAGTTTCTTGGAACGCGATTTTCTCATCAGTAGTTAACTCTAATTCAGTTTGGTCTTTACCGTGTAAAACTAATACCCCACCAGATATTCTATACCCTTGTGATTTATCTTCTGAAGACTCTGTATTATCTTCTATTTCGTCTTCAACCGATTGTGTAATATTAAGTTTTTTAGTGACATTATCATCAGTCATGTCAACACCTTGTTCGGTTAATAACCCATATTGTTTACGGATATCTTCATTAATAGTCTCATTATTTAATAATTTTCTAGAGGCTTTTAATAAACTTTTAATTTCATCGTGTGAATTATTCATTGTATTTTTATTAATTTAAATATTATTTTATCTTATATTGTTTGTCGTAAGCCTTCTCAGCAAAATCTAAAAATTTTTCACCATAAATCTTAACTAAACGGTCCATGATTAGTTGTGGGTTTTTTCTTAAATACCTTAAAACATCATTTGGAACTTGACTCTCGTATTTTCCAAACATACCTTGTAGTTGTTTTTCTCTAGGTATCATTTTAACATTTGGTTCAACTGTAAAAGGGTCATCGTTAAATTCATCGTCAGATTCTTCTTCAGTAATAAATTTTTTAATAAGATTTTCTAATTCAGACTCGGTTAATTTAACTATTTTTTTCATTATCAATTTTTTTTAAAAATTCTTCAAAATTAAAAGACGGGCTAACATCAGTAAAATTCACATCAAAATTACTTTTAGTGACCACACCTTCATATTTCTCAATACCATTTATTTTTGTATTGTGTCCGACAACCATCGGTTTTATAGACATTTCCTTAAACAACATATTACACAATATACTGGTACTCTGTACTTGGATATCGGTATAGGGTTGCCAAAAAAAGTAATCTCTCCACTTTTTTTCAAACACATTACCTTTATAAATATCACCAATCCAGTTAACGTAATAGTCTTTTAGAGGTTCTTTTTGTAACCACCCTAAATTTTCTAATGAAATAATAATTGAATTCCTATTAATGTTAGGTTCTTCGAAGTATTGGGAATGTTCCGTATTATCTAATAGTTGTAATACTTTCCCATCTCTAGTGATTATATAGTTGGGAATTTTGTAATAATTTCCATTATATCTATACTTAATAGAGTTTAAATAATCTGTGATATTCCTCGATGTATGAGTTAAGATTATTTGATTTTTTTTCTTTTGTTTACCCTTAGGTTTAAATTTCTTGTAGTCAATTATATCAACCATTACATATAACTTAAAAATTTATTTAGTTATCTTAATTAGGTTTCACATAACTTAATCGTTTAACATCATCTTCAGTTGTTGTGGTAGTTGTTATTTCAATCTCCTTTATCACTTCAACAATTTTTTCAATTTCTTTGATTACTTCAACAGGTACTTCAACAATTTTCTCAACCTCTTTGATAACCTCAACTTCTTTGATTACTTCTACAGGTACTTCAACAATTTTTTCAACTTCTTTAATAACCTCAACTTCTTTGATTACTTCAACAATTTTTTCAACCTCTTTGATAACCTCAACTTCTTTGATTACTTCTACAGGTACTTCAACCTCTTTGATAACCTCAACTTCTTTGATTACTTCTACAGGTACTTCAACCTCTTTGATAACCTCAACAACTTCAGGTTCTACAATAGTAGAACTACCGTCATCGTATTTGGTAAAAAAGTGTAATGAAGTTAATGATATGATAGGTAGTAAACCACCTTCTAAAAATGCCAACCATCTTTTCAATGCAACAACATCTGTAACGTCAGAACCTAAACTTTCCCATACAGGGCCAGTTAGTTCTACCCAAGATTTAAATAATTCCCCGTCGGAGTCAATTTCTTTATAAGAGAAGAATATATTACCAATCATTTGCACAAACGTGACCAAACCAAACATGAACCATACACCACCTTTAATACGATTTGTTGCAGCAATCAATGCCGTCATAGCACCAATCTCTATGGCTATCGATAGATATATCGCCCAACTAATTGGATTCGCTAAATTATACCAAGAGACTACGTGGGAAATGGAAATAATCCCCACTAATATAATGGGGAATAAGAACATAGCTCTGATTGGGTTGGATTTAATCCATGACCAAATTATTTTCATTTATCTAATTGAGATATTTCTTTATCAATTTCTGTCTGTCTGTTAACATCCATAATTTTTCTATCAGTAGATTGAATCATTCTTTTTTCAGACTTAAGACCTTCTATCTTAATTTGTTTCTGTAATTCAATTGATAACGAATCCACTTTAATGTTAGTTTCAACTACTCTCTTTTGAACTTTCTCAACTTTTCCATTAGTCGAACAAGTTTTAAGGAAGATAACTAATACCAATAATGTAGTGATTCTAATCCCCCAAGTGTCAATAAAATTTAAAATTGCTTTCATAATATTTTGTTTGTTTTTTATAAAAGTAAAAAACCTTCTATCTTAATAAATAGAAGGTTTTCTTTTTTTTACATATAATCGAAAAGAACTGAACTATCGTTCCTTAATTTTCTTAAGGCCTTTTCTTTAATTTGTCGGACCCTTTCTTTAGTTAGGTTGAAATCTCCCCCTATATCCTCTAAAGTTCTTGGTGTTCCTGTTAATCCAAAATAATCTTCAATGATTACTTTTTCTCTTTCATCTAAAGAAGTTAGTAGATGTAGTAGTTTTGACTTTAACATATCCTTACTATTAAACACCTCATCAGGCATGTCCGCTTGGTCGTTTTTGATAATATCAATTAAGGTATCACCTTCTTCATTAATATTCATATCCAAATCAATCATAGATGGTAAACTTTGGAATTTAGCATCTAACTGAGCCCCCGTAGATTCAACTGCTTTCTTTGCACGATGTAAGTCTTGAACTACATTAACAGGTAGTCTAATCGTTCTCGCGTTATCATTTAAAGACTGTAAGATAGATTGTTTAACCCACCAAACCGCATAAGAAATAAATCTAAGATTTTTAGACCAGTCAAAATTTTGAATAGCCTTCATTAACCCTAAATTACCTTCCGCAATTAAATCAGGGAAATCTAATCCTTGATTTTGATATTGTTTCGCGACTGTGATTACAAAACGTAAATTACCTTCTAAAAGTTCTTTATGAATGGCGTCTTTTTCTCTTTGGGTAATTCCCTCAGTGGCTATCATTTTAGCAAGTTCTTTCTCCCTATCAGGAGTCATAACTTTAATTTTACGAATGTCTTTAAGATATACTTGTATCTCTTCTTGGTTAATTGGAATTGATGAGTTTTTTTCTTTCATATTTTTTATTTAGAGTATTGTTCTAGCAAAGATAGTTCTTTTTTTGTTAATGACACCATACCTTTATCTTTTATTTTATCGAGTAGGTTATCTAAAGAAGGAATTGGTAATTTAGACTTAATTTTTTTAATTTCGTCATCTTCATCCTCGTCGTCTGTTATCTTATCAAAAAACAAATCAACTCTCTCCTTCAATTCTTTACTTAACATTTTTTGTGCCTCAGGTTCAAAACCTGACATATTTTCACTAATATTTTGAGTAAATAAGTGATTATAAATGTCATCGGTCAAACCAACTGACATTTTGTCATGTTCATATGGTAACAACATATAAACAATTTTACTTTCACAAAACATTATCTCCATATATTCCTTAACAATTGGGAAATCATCCATGGTATCAAAAGTAAAAATACCAGATTCGGGCCCATAATAAAACTTTATATTTAATGAATCGGATATTACCGATAGTTCCTCAGCTAATGATGTTATAAACTTTTCCTGTTCATCGTGTTTAGCGAAGACGAATAAAATATAACTAGTTAATTTATCATTCATACGTTTTATTTTTTACAAAGTTACAACTTTTTTGGTTAATTCCAAATTATTGTGACACAAAACTAATATTTTCTTCTTTTCTAATCTTAACCACGTTGTCGGCCCAATTGGTAACCAATGGATTATGTGTAATAACAAAAATCTTTTCAAAATATTCTTTAATCTTACTAAAGAACTCAGACACCATTTCCAAATTGTCATTTGATATCTTACCGAACACCTCATCAAACACAACTATGTTTGGTTTTGGTAACGAACAAATCTTACTTAATACCGCTCTCAACGCAAGTGATGCGATAGTTCTTTCATACCCTGAACCTGAAGCCATTGGTTTCTCGACTTGAGTGTTATTATCAATCATTAAGAAATCAACTTCATTCTTATCGTTAATTCTAACTTCTAATCTGAAGTGACAACTGTCTTCTAACAATCTTTGTAATTCACCATTAATCAACGGCATCATAGTTTTCATAATTAATTTAGAAATACCATTCTTACCATAAATCTCTAAGTAAATCTTATAGATTTTTTCTTTCTCAGACTCTTCAATAATTCTTTCAATGATTTTTTTGTTAGCCCCAATCTTGTCAGTTAACGTTTTAATTTGGAAGTTATTATTATCAATAGTCTTAATAAACCCATTCTTTTCTAACTCCAATTTATCAAGTAATATACCCGCCTGAATTAATAACCCATCAGTTTTATTATTCTCAGCAATTTTATCTTGTACCTCAGAATATCTTTCCAATTTGGTTTTTAACGCATCAATCATTAATTGGAAACGTTCAACACTTAAGTCATATTTCTCTTTGATAAGTTTGTTTTTTTCATACTCATCGAACTCTTTCTTAAGTTGTACAAATCCTTGTTCTTTGCCTGATAAAACCGTCATTAACCCCTCGTTTTCCTCTTTTTGCATGATATAACCAGCAAGTTCAGCTATTTTAGCATTAGTTATCGCGGCGTTCATCAACTCAATACCACAGTGTTCGCATTTAATACCACCATCAACTGAAGACTTCAATTTGTTAATTGCGGATATTTCCGTATCAATACGTATCACTTCTTTGTATACCGAATCGTATTCTTCCTTAACCTTATCATGTTCATCTTCATGATAAAACGAAGATGGTTCAACAACTTTAACATTATCTCTATCAGAAATAGCTTTAGACTTATCCAACCCTAAACTATTAATTTCAGATTGTACTTTGTCAGGTGAAATTAAACTAACCTCTTTATCGATATTATGTTTACTATTCAGTAAACCATCACGATAGTTTTGACCTTTAACAATTCTCTCATTAACATTGACTAAACTAAGTTCTAACTCATCGTTGTTCTCATTAAGTTCTGTGATTTTAGTTAAACTTTCTTCGTTTGTTGTTTTAAGTTGTTCGGTATTGTAAATGTTAGACATCATTGATTTTGAGAACTCAGAATAAACTTCTTTAGCAGCTTCTTCTTTACGTTTTAAAAAATCTAACCCCATAAAACGAGATAATACCTGTCCACGAGCAGTTGGTTTAGAATCGATTAACTCCTCTAAATTTGTCGCGGTAGTCAAAATAGTCATCAAGAAATCATCTTTAGAACCAATAGATGTTTTAATAAAGTTCTCAGTTTCTCTTCTTTGTTCACCAGTGAAGTTTTGTAGACTACCATCAGATAGTTTTTTGAAAAAATCTAGCTCAGTCTTAACGTTCCATTCCCCCGCTTTAGATAGTTTTCTTTCAATATTTCTTACGATAATATACTCTTCACCGTCAATGATGATTTCACCCTTGACGTGTACTTTATTCTTATCAGTAAACCTGTTGAAGATTTCCTCGGCTTTAGACGTTTTAGTTGTCTCGTTAAAGAATAGGAATAATAATAAGTCTACCGTAAGTACTGTCTTACCCCCAAAGTTTGGCGGATTTGACTCTACAACTGAAATACCGTCACACTTTTCAAAATCTAATTTTTGGTTTTCTCCATAGGAAAGGAAGTTAGAGAACTCAATGTTTTTAATAAACCATCTTTTAAATGGAGACACCTCAGTTTGATTTAATAATAACTTATTATCAACCACTGTGTTTAAATTGTAAATCTCATCAAAATGATTTTCATTACCTTTAGAACCTAAGAAAGACTTAACTAACTCAAGTTGGTAATTTTCGTCTAAAATATTAAACGAAATGTCTACCGTATGAGTTGTGTCTTTACTAACCTTGGTCTTGGTAATAACATTCACGTTAGTCGTCAAATACTTCTTTTGGAAGTAATGTCTAACACTCTTAATCTTTTCCTGAGTGAAGTTCTCCGCATAATCTTCCCATACGACTTGTACGTATGGGTTATCCAAAGTAGTTATGTCTAAATCTTTTGTCATTATTGTGTAATTAAATTCTATTGGAGGATTAAACAAATCCATCTTATTATTTTTCTAATTCGGAAATTTGGTCTTCAACTTGTTTTTCTTCAAGAATATTTTCAATTGGATTATTCAATACCTCAAAAGGAACCTCAACACCACCAACAGTAACATTTAAATCTTCTGTTTCCCCCGAAAATTTACCTTGTAATTCAGATAGTTGTTTACTAAACATATCTTGATAAAGTTTTTTCATTTTGTTTTGTTCACCTTTAATTCTTGCATTTCTCGCTTGAACTTTTTTTCTGTGTTCTTTTGCTTTTTTTCCCATTTTGTTGTTTTTATTTATAAATTATTTAGGTCGATTCTCTTCGAACCATTCAATTACTGAGTTTAACCCCCATACAAATCCTGAGGCTATCATACCGTCAAAAAACCATGAGGTTAAATTAGTACCCATCAATTCGTGTGATGGTGAGTAATAACATAATGAGAAGAAGAATCCAACCCACGTACTTGTACACATCATACAAGATAGTAAATCCGATATGAATTGTCCAACACCATTGAAAGGTGCGTATTCATTACTTCCCCATTTTTTGAAGAACTCTCTCATTCCTGCGAATATGGAACCATACACCAGTATGTTACTCATTCCATAAGCCGCGATTAACCAAATTAAAATTGTCATATTACATGTTTTGTGTTATATTAGAACCTTTCATATAAACCGCTCCTCGGTCAATATTTACAGATTCCAATTGTTTATTTTTATTTTCAAGGTCTTTAATTGTTTCGTTCTTTAAACTTAATTCTTTTCTAAGGTTCTGTAAAGTTACCTCTAATAATTTTGACTTATCATTTGATTTATCAACTTCAACAATCTTCTCCTGAATTACTATTTTGTCCATAAGGACTTCTTTAATTATTTCAATTATCTCAGGTGGTCTACTTTCCAACTGTTGTATTTTTAACAACAGTTCATTTATTTGAGTATTGTCACTAATGTATTCTATTTTTGTGACAACAGTCTCAACAGGAACTTCTTTAATAACCTCCTTTATCACCACCTTCTCGACGGGAATTTCTTTGATGACTTCAACTATTTTATCAACAGGAACTTCAATAGTTTTTTCTATTATCTTTTCAACTTCAACTATTTTCTCAACTTCGATTATAACCTCAACAGGTATTTCCGCACGTTTTTCTTGAATTACCTCAATTCCCGCACGTTTTTCTTCAATCCCGCACGTTTTTCCCAAAAGTCCATAAACCTCAACATCATATCCTCTCTTGAAACATTTGTTAACAAAAGAGTCAACATCATCAATATTATTCAATTTACAATAACTGGTAATATCTTTGATGTTTAATGCGTTTAATTTATGAGTTGGCAAGTTTTTCGGTTCCATTTATGATGTCATCAAATGATTTTAATTTAAAAGATAAGAATGGTTTTGGGTTTTTCAAATCAACAAATTCATATTTGTCATTTTCAAGTTCATATATACCAAACCCATGTTTATTAATTGTTTCACCATAATTTTGTTGAACTGTTGACCCAACCATATATGCTTTCTTACCACCAGGTATGTTAAAGATTTGTCTTTTATGAATATCACCACAAAGAACTAAATCACACCCCCCAAATTTATCTGAGTCGAATCCTGTTTCAAATTTGTAACCAATATCCGTAGTTAGTCCTTGAACAGGTCCGTGGAATAAACCAATTTTGGTTTTACCGTTATTTTCAATATCAGGTGGAATGTTGTGGTCCATTAATGAAAACACAACCCAATCAACATTCTCATCAGCATACTCACCTCGGTTTTTTAGGTAAACAATGTTGTCATTATTAAGTGAATCAATGATTGGTGTTAACGAATCTAATCGAGACATATTATTCTCAAGGAAATCGTGGTTACCAATAATTAAAACTGTCTTAGTAATCTTAGAACATTCGGTAAGAATCCACGCAACAAACTCTATAAGTTCAGGTGTCATTTGATTTTTTGAGTGCACTAAATCTCCTGTGAACACAATTCTATCAGGATTAATCTCCTTAAATCTATTTAACATATCATTCAAGATACCACGATACAAATCATGGTCTTTAAATAAACGAATATGTAAGTCACTAAAGTGAACTAATTTTTTAATCATCTTATTTATCAAATAATTTAAAATCTTCATTTACGTGACCACAATCGTCACATCTATAGGTCGGGAATGGTACAATGGTGTCTTCATTACTACCTGTTAACAACTTGTTAACTTTTTTTATCATAGTAACTTCTTTGAAGTAAATGCTACCGCACCCCTCACACACAAGTGTAGGTTGTGTTTTTAAATCAATTTTTGGTTTTAATATATCGTCCATAATTCTTTTTTTTTAAATTTAGTTATTTTTTACTTTTTAGTCAAATATCTTTTCATGTCCATATCGAGAATAGTTGTAATAACCTCTTTAGGTACTCTAAACTCTTCATATTCACCAGTTTCTTTAACTAACACAATTATACAACCATATAGTTTTACGTTTTCGTATTTGGTACCTTTTAACATTTTCATTAATAACTTACCATAAAATGGTAACTGAGTGAAGTAGTGACCCAAAGCATTATTCGGGTGTTTTTGGAATGGCGGATACATTCTTTTGGTGAAATGATTCTCCTCAAAGTTTTTAGGTTTGTTACTTTTCCAATCGGTAATTATTAACCCAAACTCAGTCCCTTCTTTATTCATAATCAACCACACTTTATCGGGTTGTCCTGTGTACCCTAATTCAGGGTCACCTAAAACTATCTCTGTGTCAAGTAAAACTGCACCTCTCTGAACCATTAATTCTAAAAATTCATTTCCCGCAGAAACCATACTATCACCCTTTAATATTTGAGTGAAATCACAATCAAAAATAGGTAACCTAACTTCTTTATACCCCCCAAACATTTCAATGGTTTTTTGTTCTAACAGGAAGTGAACTCTACTACCCATATTTGTTGAGTAATCTCCCGCGGCTTTCCACTCATCTAATAACCTCTGTTTCTCCTCAGGGTCTCCTTTAGCCTTTTTCTCAGCAATCTCATCAGAAGGAAACTCCTCATAGAAATATTTCATGACCTTACTAACTGATGGGAAGTTTGTTTTCACAACCCCATCTAAATCCTTCATAAAGTAAGTGTGAGTGTCTTCTATAAACGTTAGTTCAAGTTGTTTTCTTTTTTCTTCTAAAATACCACGTATTTCTTCCGCAATCTTATTTAATTCCATATTTCGTATTTTTCTTTTGTTCTAAAATCCTGAACACAATTCCCACTGGAAATAATATTGGTAGAAACGTGAATAGTATTATATAATACAACCAACGACTTATAGGTACTTGTCTAACACTAATCTCATGTTCATCACCATATTCTTCCCAAAGTATACAAAGTCGATGACTACCATCAATTAGTTTAAAATCTTTAGATATTATTATTGCACTAATATTAACATCATAGTTTTTAATAATACTATCAATCATATCTAATTGGTCAGGTGTCCAAACAATACATTCAGGGGCTTTGATATCCCCAACTTTAACTTTAATTAATTTACCAATATTCATCCTAAAATTTCATAGTATAATAATAGTCGTTAATCTCACCTTTTAAATCACAAACATCTTTATCTTTCGGTAATTTTAAGATTTTTATTTTACCATATAATTCACCGCCGTTTAACTCCTCGTATAATCTAGTTGCATTGTCCCAAGCATCTCCATCCAAAGAAATTATAATGTTTTTTTTTGCTTTATTATATAACGAGTTGAATAGTAATTCACTCATGTGTTTTCCTAACATTGGGATACTATTTGGTAGGAAAAATCCATCAAACACACCCTCAACTAAAAATATATCTTTTTTCCAATCAATTAGGGTTTCATTGAAGATTATTTTATCTTTCTCGGCTTGTGGGTTTTTATATTTAGCTCGTGTGTTTGGGTCCCAACTTCTGGCAATATAATAAGTTAATTCTCCTTTCTTATCATACGAGGGTACAATGATTCTACCTTTATGAGAGCCATTATCACAAAACCCAATACCATACTTTTCGATAATATCGTCACCAATACCTCGACTCTTTAAGTAGTTGTAAGCTTGTCTCCTAACAGGATAAACGGTACTTGAGTCTTTAAATAATGTAAAACTTTCAGGTAGTCTTAATTTTTGAACTTTTTCTTCCTTGGGTTTAAATTCCTCGGGTTGTAGTAGTGTATAAACTTTCTTTTGTTTTTTGTTTCCAAATTGGTCGAATAGTTTACCAAGTGGTCCTTTAGTATTGTTAACATCACCACAACTCCAACATTTATATACGTGATGTATGTAATTAACCTCTAAATTACCCTTATGTCTGTCTTCATCGCATATTGGACAGTCGAACGCTATTTGCCCTTTAGACTCGTAGTGTTGTTTTTCATCATCAAGGATTTCCCTGAGTAACTCTAATAAAATTTCTTTATCGTCCGACATCTAATAATAATAATTAAAAATATTAAGTTAATCAACCTTCACAAGTTTTTGACTCCGATTATATTTATCTAAAAAGAAATATAAATGTCAACAACTATAACCATTAACGATATTACGGGTGCAACACCATTTGATGTCTATCTTTGTGATTACCCAACAACAATATGTATTTATATTGACACAATCAACTCGATTCCATATTCGTTTGATGTTCCTCCTGTCATGGAAAGTCAAACAAGTTTTAATTTAAAAATTATTGATAATAACGATTGTGAGGTAATTACATATTTAGATGTCAACAATCCCTAATTGTTAATCATGAGATTTATCCATATACTACAAAACTATGTGGGAAGTACCACGAGATTTGAATCATCCCCAAACGATATTGATATTAGATTTTTTTACTTACACAAAACCACTAAAAGTACTTTTCATGTTTCGAAAAAAAGTTTAGATTCTGACAAAATGTTAGATATTGACTATTGGGAAACAGAGTTAGCCTTAAAACAAATTTTAAACGGTGAAGATTGTGCTCCATTCTTATTTAATTCATTAACAACCCCAAAATATTTAGACCCTTCCGAACTTGGTATTGAGCTAATAGAAAATAGGGAACGACTAATTGGCCGTCCTTTAATCGATGGAACAATTAAATATGTAGAAAGAAAGTTATCTTTAGCTAACGGTGAATACCCTTTACCACCAAACAAAACTGTCACCACATATAAACAAGTTTATTACGCCTGTTCAGATTTAATGGAACTTTATTATAATTTAAGTAATAATTTATCTTACCCATTAAGGTTAGATAAAAATATTTTAGATATTAAAGAGAATAGGATTTCACATAAAGAGTCTGTTGAAATTCTCGACGATATTAAGTTAAAGGTATTAAGTTTGGGTATTAATAATAAACCTGATTTTGAGTGGAGTGATAAATTTGTGAAAAAGTGTTACTCTCACTACGATACTTTACAAAAATAAAAAGAATAATAAGGTATTTATAGACTGAGTTAATCATTTAAAAAAAAGACTAAAATAAATGGCGTGTAGTAATAAAATATATTTACAATGTTGTAATGACCCTTTGGTGATTATTAGACCATGCACTCCTACAGTTAATTCAATATCAAATTCTACGTTTGGTGTAGGAAATGTTTATGTTGATACAAATAATATATGCTGGACCGCAATAAACAGTGGTGTTGAGACTGACTATAATAATTCTAATGATTACGTAATATTCGATGATACTTGCTCAGCATGTGTTGGAATAAACACAGGCGTATGTTCTCAAATACCTACTCCAGAATGTAAGTGTATTGAGGTAATTGTTATTAAATTAGACCTTGACGACGCAACTGGTAATACAATAAACCCATCAAATGATAACACTGTATTTCTTGATATTTGGGAGTGCGATAATAATCAATCGGTAACTCTTTCATTTACTGTTGCGGGGACGTATTATATTTGCGGAATACTATTAACACCTGACCCGTATTACTATAAAAATAATGTTGTAACAATTGGGGTTTCAACTTCAATACAATCTCTAAATAATTGTACTTATGATGAAGAATGTTTTATTACTCCCACTCCAACTGAAACCCCTTATGTAACTCCAACTGAGACTCCTACGCCTACCCCTGAGCCACCTAAACCAACTGAGACTCCTGCACCTACTCCAACTGATACCCCTGAACCAACTCAACCACCTACTCCAACTGAAACTCCTACGCCAACACCAACTGAAACGCCTACTCCAACGCCTACTGAGACTCCTACTCCAACTGAAACTCCTACGCCAACACCAACTGAAACGCCTACTCCAACGCCTACTGAGACTCCTACTCCAACTGAAACTCCTACGCCAACACCAACTGAAACGCCTACGCCTACAGAGACACCAACACCTACACCTACTGAGACACCAACACCTACACCTACTGAGACTCCTACTCCAACACCAACTGAGACACCAACACCTACACCTACTGAGACTCCTACTCCAACACCAACATCTAACTGTACTTGTCTTCAAGTTGACTCTAATTTAGTATCTTTAGCGACTGGTAATACAAACCCTAGTCTTAATAATATTGTTGAGATGACTTATACAGATTGTGATGGTAACCCACAAAAATACGTCCAAACCGTTAATTCGATATTTTATATATGCACTCAAAGCGGAATCATAGACTTTGTAAGTTTTTATCAAGATGATATTTTAGTATCCTCATCAACACCACTTACTAATGGTTGGCAACCATTTCCACCTCTTATATTTGGTATAGGATATGTTAATAATGGTCCTTGTAGTGGAAATTCTTGTGAACCTACTCCAACAGAAACCCCTACTCCAACCCCTACAGAGACTCCAACGCCTACTCCTACTGAGACCCCAACTCCGACTCAAACTCCAACACCGTCACCTACATCACCAGATGAGTGTGGTGTCGTTGTTTATTGTTTATTAGGTACTGGTAACTCATCTTGGGATGGTACTTACACTAGAAGTGGTTCATATAATGGTAAGTTTTATTGGGTAAATGACTCCAATACATTTTACATTTATTTTGATTCGGTAACTAACCAATGGTGTTTGTCTAATACTTTAGGTGGTAATTGTTTATTATCAGGTAAATCACCTTGTTATAGTGTTTGTCCTGATTTATGTGATGACTATTTAATTGAGGGTGTTTGTCCTACCCCAACTCCAACCCCTGAGCCGCCTTGTGATGTTGATTTTACCGCATTGTTTGATTGTGAATATCAACCAACACCAACACCAACACCAACACAGACACCAACTCCAACACAGACACCAACT